CGCTCCTATTCCAGCTGACCAAGCTCCGATGTACCAAGCAGATGCTGACCAATATGATGATGGCGCTTCTCAATTAGGTCAAAATGCTGACATGACTAAAGTAGCAGATACCAATCAGGGTCGTCTAAAGATGAATCAGTGGCGTCAAGAAACAGGTAGCCCTAACGCTAAGCCAGATGTTCCTACCGACTCGGCACCAGCGCCAGACGCTTCATCAGTAGTACAGGGCGGTTCACCATCACTATCTTTAAGTGACACTGGTAACGGCATCAAGGGTGACTTGACTCTACCAGATGGTAGTACAGTACCAGCACAAGCGTTTCCAGCAGACGGTATGCAACCACGTATGCCGTTCGGCTCACAAAAGGTAACAGTAGACCTCAATGGTCAGAAAGTTGACGCTTGGGTTTATAACGGCAAAGCATACATCAAAGACTTTGATACTAACACACTAAAAGCACCAGCACCTCAAATGCCAGCTTCTACTGGTAGTCCATTCTTTGATAGAATGAACAGAGCGGCCGCTAACGGGGTGAAGTTACGTGAGAGTCGTGCCGATTCATCCAACTTAACTGAATCACAAATTAAACGCATCTTCATCCTATCGTCACGAGTAATGATGAATGAAGGTATGTGGGACTCTATTAAGAGTGCTACGGGTAAAGCTGTAGACTGGGCACAGACAAAAGGCCACAATCTAACTACTAAAGTAACAGCAGACAAACTAAACTCAGCATGGGAAAAGGTCAATAAGCCAACAGATGGTGAAGCTATCGCTAAACTATTAAGTCAATTTGGAATTCCTCAACCAGTAATCGATGCTTCAATGAAGGCAGTCGGTGGCACTCAAGCTCCAGTTGAACCAGCGCAACAAGCTGAACCAGATGGTCGTATTGAACCAACAATGGATAAAGCTCAGCCTAAATCAACAGTGCCTTCTGTCAATACAAGAACGCCAACTAATATGGCAACTGGTGTTGCTAAGTCAGCCGCACCCGCACCCGCCGCGCCACAAGGCACATCATATGAGATTGGTAGTAAGAAGGCAGCACCCGCAGCACCTCAACCCCAAGGCTTCGCTTCTCGTGGTATTGCTGGTATGGATGCCGCGCCATCAGCCCCAGCTTCACAAGAGCAACCAGGCTTCCTATCTAGTTTCGGTACTGTAGGAAGAAACGCGGCTCAGCGTCAAGGTCGTAAAGAATTCGCTGAAGAAGTATCAAGACTAGAGCAATATCTAGAAGAAGTATCTAACAAGCTATTAGGCAACTACAAAGCTAAGGCAAGTATCGATGCCAGCGCCGCAGACAAGCGCGGTGATTTTGAGCGCGGCAACAAACGTTTCCGTGGTATCGTAAAAGCAACTAACAAGCAATTCGATAATGATGCTAAAGCTCGTAAAGAGAAAGAAGATGGCGTAACTGAAGAGATGATTGCTAAGAATCTACGTAATGAATTAAATCTATTCAAGCGTGGTCAAAAAGCAGATAAAGAATTGACTTCTAAGCCAAAAGACAAAGAGATTCAAAAGAAAAAGGTCAATGAGAATCGTGTAGACAGTCCAGTTTCACAAGCTCTCATTCGCCGCATCGTTAACCAACGTACCGATTTATTAGCTAAGTTTGGCCCACAGGCTGTTATGTCTGCGGTAGACGAGGTTGCTGATTGGGTAGGTGATGTTGATGAAATCGGCTCAAGTGATGTAAGTGCTTGGATTAGTCAAGTGGAGCGCTACCTAAGAACAGGAGCTGGTGAAGGCATCAATGAAGTTAGTGATGATAAGCTAAAGCGTTATATGCGTGGTGTTAGTGATGATTCACAAAAGCACCCAAAAGATCCTACAAAGCGTAAGCCAGCTAAGGCAAGTCGTAGTGTTACTGGCTTTGCTAAAGCTAGTAATCGTCTACAGAAACGTGAAGAGGAATTGGAAGAAGATTGCTGGGATGGCTATGAACAGATCGGCATGAAAAACAAGGGCGGCAAGAAAGTCCCTAACTGCGTACCAAAGAACAAAAAATGAAAATTACTGAACTATTAGAATCAATCGGAAAGCCTAAATTACCAGGTGCCACGAAGGGCATTAGTATTATGTCACCTGAAGAGTTCGCTCAACAAGATGAGGAACTAGACGAGGCGACAAAATTAGCCGCGCCTAGTCGTGAGTTCGGTGGCGATGAGTTTCAAGACTACATGACTCGAATCAAGGGCTCACCTAAACTTGACAAACAAGGTAATGTCAAGATCAACAAAAAAGGTGGCAAAGAGGCGTATGTATCAGGCAAGACTAAGGGCGATAAGTTCAAGATGCCATACATTCACCGTAACAGTGCTATCTCTTATCAGAATAGTGACGGTAGAACATTCGATGAGTCTAAAGTAATCGAAGCCTTAAAGAAGCGTCCAGAAAAACTTCTCAAGCAAAACGAGAAGATGAAGCACAGTAATGGTGTACTCGAACAGTTCTTCAACATCGGCTTCGCCGCTCTAACTGGCATTGCTGTAGATGAATCTACTGGTAAACTAATCATCGTCAATACTTGCCCAGGTGCAGGTAGTTGTAAAGTTGATTGCTTTGCGATGAAGGGCGGTAAAGTACAGTTCGAAGGTCCATGGCTAAGTGACGGTCGTATCTTAACGTTCTTACTCAATGATCCAGAAGGCTTCTTCAATAAACTATCAGCAGAGATTGCTAAAGAAGAGAAGCTCGGTGACAAGGGTGGTTATACTGTGACTATTCGTTGGCACGATGCGGGTGACTTCTTCTCACCAGAGTACATCGATATGGCTCTCAAATTGGCAACTAAGCATCCTGGTGTAAGATTCTACGCTTATACAAAGATGGCTAAGGCTGCTTTGGCACAGAAGCCAGGTAACTTCATCATCAACTGGAGTGAGGGTGCAAACACTACACAAGAGAAGCAAGTAAAAGCTGCCGACCCTGAACTAGAACAAACTAAGAATAGTCGCATCGTTCCTGAAAAACTATTCTATGACTTACTCAAGAAAGACGAGAAGGGTAATCTAGACAAAGAAGGCGCCGATGCTAAGGGCAAAGGCGGTCGTTGGGTAATGCGTGATGCAGGTGCATTGCAACAACTAAAACAACGCCTAGCGCAAACATACAACTTGAGTCCGAACTCTATTCTATCATATGACGAATACACTACTAAGCCTAAGATTCAAGGCATGAAGTACAATGTTATCGTTGCCCCAGGCGAAGGTGATATTAGTGCGAATGATCCAAACGTACTAAGTACATTACTATTGAGACACTAAAATGAGCAACGTACTAACAGAACAACTAAAAGTCCTACTAGCAACTACTAACGTACTTGCTATCAAGGCACAGAACTTTCACTGGAACGTAGAGGGTAGTAACTTCCCTCAGTATCATGCCTTCTTCGATATGTATTATAGTGATGTATATGGTTCAGTTGACCGTATCGCTGAATACATCAGAACACTGGACTCATATACACCAGGCAGTATGGCTCGTTATGGTGAACTCAGTGTCATTCAGGAACAAACAAAAATTCCTCGTGCCAAACTAATGTTTGCTGAGTTATACGATAACAATCAACAAATGATTGACCTACTAAAGATTTGCTTTAGTGCCGCTAATGACCATGATGAACAGGGTATTGCTAACTTCATAGCAGAACGTTTAGACTCACATGGTAAACTAGGCTGGCAAATTCGTAGTATTCTAAAAACCGAACGAGAATAAGAACACCCTACCTTAGGACCTTTACGGTACTCCGGGTGACCCGCCTGCTGGGTTGAGAACGTGGGAGTCGTGCCCCAACACTCAGAAGTGAGGACTAAATATAATATGCGCTATAACGAATTCGTCAACGAAGCAATCAACACAATACACTTGGAAGAGCCTATTAAAATGGCAATCAAGTCTGGTATCGCTCGTGCCATTGGAAATTTGTATAGCGTGAAGGGTAAGCATGAGGCAGAAGAAGCTGAATTCAATGAAGGCTTCACTAATGGCTTATTCGAAGAGTTTAAGAAGGTATTACTTGAGCCTAACAATATGGAAGGTATGGGTTGGTCGATTTCAAAAGAAGTTGTAGAAGTACTTAACAAAGAAACTAGAGTAGCTTATAAGTTTGCCAATACTAAAGATGCCGAAGGCACCGCGCAAGATATCTTTATTGAAATCAGCGATAAGTTTGTACCAAGATTAACTAAACGCATCTTAGACAATCTTCAGAACATCATATTAGACAACTATGGTGAGTATGAACTAATCGACGGCCTGTGGTTTGTCCTACGTTCTATTGGCGCTAAAGACAGAGAATATATGTACAGTTTGTACAATGACGCTGAGAAAACTATCGACCAAATAGCAACTACTACGATACACGAGTTAGTACACGTAACTCAACATAATAGACAAAACGAAATCGGTAGACACGAGCATGAATATCGTAGTTATCTAGATAAGAAGAAGGGCGAGTTCGCAAATCTTCACAATAACAGACATGACGGTGACACATCATCTAATGCGGACGATGAACGATATGATAAATTATACAGAGCTAGTCCACAAGAGATTGCTGCCTTCTCGCACCAAATCGCATTAAAGATGGTTAAAGATTTCAACGTTACTGATGCTACTGATCCAGAAGACCTGAAGTATATGGCATCTGCTATCAGTGCGGAAAGTATTATCGATTACGTCACGGATGAAGTAGGTAGATATTATCGTAAGCCTGAAAATAGAAGAGAGTATGCTGTATTCAAACGCTATGTGAAAATGGTATACAGTGAGATTCAGGCATATCTAGTCAAGCGTAAAGAGTATCTATCGAAGACCCTCAACGAACGCGCTATCGGCAAAAAGATGGGACATGACTTGTATGTACACCGAGATTACGTAGCTCAAACTCCTATCCCCCGAGATGCCTTAAAAGCTGCCATCTCGAAATTACCTAAAGATTATGACTATACAGCAGTCAAGTATAACAAAGCTGATGGTTCATTCTCATTCATTCAGAGTCCAGACTTTGATACCGCTGATGAACCTACAGTCGGTGTATCACTAAAAGTGTCAGCCGAGGGTAATGTCAAGCGAACTAATCCACCAAGTGATCCATGGATTTGGCACAACAAATGGATGTGGGTGGGTGATGATTACCGAGGCTTCGACGTAGAGAAGGCAAAGGCTCGTGGAAAGCAGTGGAAAGATGTTATTGGTGTTGACAAAGCAGTATCATCTCGCATCGGTAAGAAAAGCTATTGGGACACTAACATTGTTCCTAGATTAAAATAATAGTGTATGTGTATCGTCACCGCCACCGTAGAACCACAACGACTAAAAGTGGTTACAAAAAACTTCTAATTGGACAACAAATAGCGCAAAGTCTATTGACTTTTTGACACACTCTAGTAGAATAGATACTATCTATTTCAAAGGAGTATCTATGTCAGATGACGCAATGGACCAACACGGTCGCTATCAAGAAGAAAACGTTACCTTCAACGGTGACCAAAAAATCAAACTAATCCAAATTATCAACGAAGGTGGTCAAGTACTACGTGAGATTGATACCCTCAACGAAGGTCTAACTGACACAGTTAAAGCTGTGGCAGAAGAACTCAACATCAAGCCAGGCATCTTGAAGAAAGCTATCAAGATCGCGCACAAGGCGGAATTCGGTCAGACACAACGTGACCATGACTTGCTAACAACCATCCTCGAAACCACAGGTAAGACTCTCTAATGTCATACGTTGATGCTCTACACGCAAAAGACAAAGACGAAATCGTTGTCGTTGAACGTGACGATGCAGGCAAACGCAGGTATGTAACTCATCCAGCTAACTACACATTCTACTATACTGACCCTAAGGGTAAGTATCGTGGCGTGAATGGCGAAACACTCTCTAAGTTCTCTACTAGAAAGCGTACCGAATTTCAAAAAGAAATGCGACTACACTCTAGCAAGGGAATCTTCGAGGGTGATATCTCGCCAGTAGTTAGATGCCTAGCAGACAATTATTTGGGCAAACGTGCTCCGAAGTTACATACGTGTTTCTTCGACATTGAAGTAGACTTCGATCCTAACAAAGGCTTCGCACCTACTAATGAGCCGTTCAACCCTGTTACTGCTATCTCTCTGTATCTAGACTGGTCAGAAGCACTAGTCACCTTATGTATTCCGCCTCGTCATATGACGAAAGAAACTGCACAGGAGATTGTCTCTCAGTTTGAGAACACATTCATTTGTGAGAATGAAACAGAAATGTTTAATCTATTCTTCGACTTGATCGAGGATGCTGACATTCTAACCGGCTGGAACTCTTCAGGGTACGATATTCCATATATGGTTAATCGTGTCACCCGTGTTATGAGTAAAGACGACACGCGCCGTTTCTGTCTACTTAACCAACTACCAATCGCTCGTACTTATGAAAAGTTCGACCAAGTTCAGGAGACATACGACTTAGTTGGTCGTGTTCACTTTGACTATCTTGAACTTTATAAGAAGTACAACTACGAAAGCCGTCATACTTACAAGTTGGACGCTATCGGTGAACTAGAAGTTGGTGAGAACAAAACACAATACGAAGGTACTCTAGATCAGTTGTACAATAAAGATTGGAAGAAATTCCTTGAGTACAACCGTCAAGATACATTGTTGGTGTATAAAATTCATGCTAAACTTCAGTTCTTAGACCTTGCTAATCAACTAGCGCACGAGAACACTGTACTGTTACAAACAGTTATGGGTTCAGTAGCTATGATTGAGCAAGCTGTTATCAACGAAGCCCATTCACGTAATTTAATTGTTCCTAACAAAGTCAGAGGTGATAATGATGAAGAATCGCAAGCCGCAGGTGCCTATGTTGCTAACCCCAAAACAGGGATTCACGAGTGGATCGGTGCAGTCGACCTTAACTCGCTCTACCCGTCAACTATCCGTGCTCTTAACATGGCCCCGGAAACCATTATCGGACAACTCAGACCGACTCTCACTGACAAATATCTCTATGAGAAAAGTCAGCGTCTAGCCAAAGAGAAGAAGAAAAACAAACACGCTGAAGGTGAAGTCGAAGGCGTAACTGGTGCTATCTTGTGGGAAGGCTTGTTCGGCTCACTAGAATTCACTGCTGTTATGAACCAAGAACGTGGCACTATGCTAACGATTGACTGGGAACGTGGCGGTAGCGATGAAGCTAGTGCCGCTGAAATCTGGAAGATGATCTTCGATTCTAATCAACCGTGGATGTTGTCAGCTAATGGCACTATCTTTACGTATGAGAAAGAGGGCATTATTCCTGGTCTACTCACACGATGGTATAGTGAACGTAAGAGTATTCAGAAACAACTCAAGGCCTCCACAGACAAAGATGAACAAGAATTCTTAGACAAGCGCCAGCTAGTCCGTAAGATTTTGTTGAACTCTGCGTATGGCGCTCTCTTGAACCAGCATTGTCGTTTCTATGATAAGCGTATCGGTCAGTCTACTACTCTAACGGGTCGCCAGATTGTCAAGCATATGTCTGCTCACTTAAACGAAGCTATCTGCGGTGATTATGACCACACGGGCGATGCTATCATCTACGGTGATACTGACTCGTGTTATTTCTCAGCATCGCCTATGTTGAAGGCAAATCCTGCCCTCATGGAGAACTGGAACAAAGATACTGCTATTGAAATCTATGACCAACTTGCAGAACAAGTCAACTCATCATTCCCGGAATTCATGGAACGAACATTCCATGTGCCTCGTAAGAATGGCGAGATTATCAAAGCTGGCCGAGAAATCGTAGCCGATCGTGGCTTATTCATTAAGAAGAAAAAGTACGCAGTTAACATCTACGACAAAGAAGGCAAGCGTAAAGATAAAGACGGAAGTCGCGGCTCTATAAAAGCTATGGGTCTAGACGTAAAGCGTAGTGATACGCCGAAGTACGTACAAGTCCACTTGGCTGAAATTCTCGATGACGTTCTAGCTGGCGTTGATAAAGAAATCATCATCGATAAGATTAAAGAGTTCAAGAGAACTCTCAGAGAGATGGATCCTTGGACTAAAGGTGCACCTAAGGGTGTAAAGAAAGTTATCGAGAATACTGACCTCTTAGAGAGATTACAGCGAGAAGGTAAGCCATTGAAAACGAACATGCCAGGACACGTTCGTGCTTCTATTAATTGGAACTATCTACGTAAAATGAACGGCGACAACTACTCTATGCGTATCGTAGACGGTATGAAGATTGTAGTTTGTAAACTCAAGGATAATCCTCTAGGAATGACTTCAGTTGCCTATCCTGTTGACGAACTCAGATTGCCTAAATGGTTCACTGACTTACCATTCGATGAAGTCGAGATGGAGCGTGTACTATTAGATGAAAAGATCGACAATATGCTGGGTGTACTAAAGTGGAAGCTCCGAGAGAACACCGATGTAAACTCAACGTTCACCGATTTGTTCTCTTTTGGATAAATTCTTAAACAAAAGTATTGACAACCCAGATACTATCATGTATCATACAACTATCAAAGGAAAACTATGAAAGACAACCTACAAGACCTTATTTCGCACACAACACAGTTAGGCTTTATCGATTTGATTAAAGTTACTGGCAGTGCCGCTGAAACAAAAATTAATGCCATTGCTGATGACCGTACGGTTATCATTAGTGGTAAGTTTAAAACGCCTGATTCGCAGTTCAATGGCACATTCGGTATGCCTAACCTAGGCAAATTGAAGACCATCATCAGTTTCGAAGAATACGATGATAATTCTGTTGTTGAAATGAAACATCAGCAAGTCGGTACAGATCAAATCCCAACTCACATCCACTTTGAAACGCAAATGGGTGACTTCATTAACGATTATCGACTAATGGTAAAAGAAATCGTTGAAGATAAGATCAAGCCAGTTAAGTTTGCTGGTGCATCATGGCAAGTTGAGTTTGAGCCTAAAGTCGCTAACATTCAACGACTCAAGAAACAAGCCTCAGCTAACAGTGAAGAGACCACATTCGTCACAAAGACAGATGGCAAAGACCTAAAAATCTTCTTCGGTGACGTATCATCACACTCTGGTAACTTCGTCTTTGAAAGCGGCATCACTGGTACTCTAACGAAAGCATGGGCATGGCCGGTAAAGCAATTCTTGGCAATCATGGATCTACAAGGCGACAAGAAAGTATACATCAGTGATGCTGGCGCCATGAAGATTACCGTAGACAGCGGTCTAGCTGAATACGAATACCTACTACCAGCACAACAACGATAAGCTATGCTTAAGGGTATTAACACAGGCGGACGCTATGTTGAGGTCACAGGTGGCAGTGCGTCCACCTATGTGAATCGCAGTTACAACTCATCTGCTCATAATCAAGGGCAGATGATGTATGACCTCGATGCTCAATGTATCAAAGTGTTCGACGGTCAGAACTGGTTAGTACTAAGTGGTGGTCACGCCACTGTCGGTCTTACATACGAAGCCCAGTCGCTACTTGATTGGGTTCGTGTTAAGAAAGATGAAGAGCATCTACGTAGTAAGTTGATTGAGGAACATCCACAACTAAAGCAAGCAAGCGAAGATTTGAAACAGCAACAGGACAACTTCGAACTACTTGTCACGTTAGCCAAGAAATTCCCCAAAGCAGAAACAACAGGAAAATAATATGTCAGAACAAAGAGAAATAGCCCTAGCCGAGAAGCGTGTCCGCATCAAGTCAGCCGCTCGTTCGGTATACTCAGTACGTCTGGATCTATCTAACGGTATCGATTGTTTATTGACAGTCGAGCATCGTGCTCCAGAAGAAATCAATTTTGATGAGCTACTAAAAGCAGTTAACACATATACTGCTGGTGTTAGCCAGTCATCCCGAAACTTTGAAGAAGTCAGCGACGGCATCTATGATGAAGTAGCGAAACTTTATTCAGAGCGTGATATCGAAGTTCAAATTATCAATAACAACTCCGGTATCGCATTTACCAAAGAGTATCATACTCACCGTCCTTATCAATCAATCGCTATTTAAAGGAAATAAAAATGGCAAAACCTACATTCGCCCCTAACCCTAAAGTTCGTAACATTTTCAACGACCTAGAACTCTATCAAGAATTTTGCGTTGACTATGGCTACAAGTTCGACGAGGCAACTCTTGGCGATATGCGTTCTTACGCTTATCAACAGTTCTCGAAGTATTCGGCTGGCAAGAACTTCAAAGACCAGTGGGCAGATGACGCTCGTAAACTAGGATGTAACATCTAATGACCAAGCCCGTTGAACGCTCACAATATTACGACTTGTATTTTGTGGTCCAGAAGTCCTCTACTGGATCATTTAGCCTGATCGGACCAGGTGAGACTATCAACGGGACCTTCTTGGGAACAGGCGTATACACAAAAATGAACGATGCCCAACAAGAGCAAACAGTACAACTCTTGAAGGGCAATCGTGCTGAAATTTTTCATATCGAATACCCCGTATGATTTTCAATAAAATTAAAGAACTAAAAGACCAAGGCAAGACCATTGGCATTACATTCTCTACATTCGATATGCTACACGCTGGTCATATTGCTATGTTGAGCGAAGCTAAGAATCATTGTGACTACTTAATCGCTGGCTTACAAACAGACCCAACGATTGACCGTCCTGATACAAAGAACAAACCTATTCAGTCGGTAGTAGAGCGCCAGATTCAACTAAGTGCTTGTCGCTTTGTTGATGAAATCGTAGTTTATCAAACTGAGCAAGACCTCAGAGACTTGATTCTTATTCTACCTCTAGATGTTAGAATTCTAGGCGTAGAGTATCAGAGTCAAGATTTCTCAGGCCGCAAAGAGTGTACCGACCGTAATATCAAGTGTATCTTCAACAGTCGTGACCATTCATTCTCTAGCTCCAGCCTCAGGAAACGAGTGGCCGAAGCTGAACTTAGCAAGAAAACCAAAACCGCTTGACCTAAACCTATGGGAGGTAGTATAATACCAACTATGACTACACACACTACACCCAAAATTGGCTTCGCTTGTAAATGGATCGACCGCCCCGACCAGGTCGATGGCGTCTCCGCTAAGGACGATGCGAAGAAATACAACACCGGCACTACTACTGTTGCTTGGCTCTCTCGCCAATCTAAAGCAGTAGCTGAGGAAAGCCTGTGGGATTTGATGAAGGGTAACATCGAAGCTACCCGCAAACTTATTACTAGAGTAGGAGAACTCGATGAAGGTCTACGCATGGTACGTCTTAGCAGTGACATCCTGCCTGTTTACACTCATGCCGATTGGCGCTATTTTTGGCAGTTACCAGATGTTCGTCAATACCTCGAGCGGCACTTCGCGGATGTTGGTAGCATTGCTCGTGAACGTGGCGTCCGTCTTAGCTTTCACCCTGGCCAGTTTACTGTACTTGCCTCTGATAATCCAGGCATCGTCCAGAATTCACTAGAAGAATTTGAATATCATGTTGACATGGCGCGATTCATGGGCTACGGCCAGAAATTCCAAGACTTCAAAATCAACGTACATATCTCAGGACGGCAAGGTCCTGACGGTATTCGTGCGGCGTATCAACGGCTCTCGCCAGAAGCAAAGAATTGTATTACTATCGAAAACGAAGAAAATGCGTGGGGTCTAGATGATTGTATCAGTATTAGCGATATCGTACCTATTGTTCTTGATATTCACCATCATTGGTGTCGGGAAGGGTCTTACGTGGATCCTAGCGATGCCAGAATTGCACGGATCGTTGACAGCTGGCGCGGCGTTCGTCCTGTTATACATTACTCCGTATCAAGAGAAGATGTCCTGGTTGGGCATTCCGAAACCGTTCTGCCCGATATGGCTAGCCTGTTGAGCGCCGGAAACAAAAAACAAAAATTACGTGCCCATTCTGACTTTATGTGGAACAAAGCAGTTAACGAATGGGCCCTAGGACACTTAGTGTGGGCAGATGTGATGGTTGAAGCAAAGGGCAAGAACCTAGCATCTATTTCTTTATATGAAGGACTTAAAAAAAATGTTTAATAACGTAAATCTATACAAACCAGATAAAATTATTCGTCTTAGTGAGTTTAAAGACGCAAGTGAGATTTATGATGTTATGAGAAAAATGGCAGCCAGAGATTATGCGTATGGCATTGCCTATGAACCAGATGATGAACTTCGTGTAAGATTTATTAAACTAGGAATGAGCGCACCTAAGAAGGGTCGTCAGAACGACAACATTCTCGGTGAGCGTATCGTTCGTCAAGTAGGTCATCTACTCGGCTGGCAAACTGTACCTATTAGTTCAAATGGTAGTGACTTTTCTAATGGCTTGATTCGTCTAGTTAATGATGGGGCATTTCCGGAACGTGCGTTACATAAGAACAACATCATTGTCGGTATCTGGAATGCTCATCCTAACTTTAGAACTTGTCTAGTTGAGGCAGATACTACCGAGCAAGCTAAATGGCTTGAAGCTAGCCTGTGTAAGCAATACAAAGACGATTTCAAACTAGAGTTGCCACCATTGAATATTGCGGATCCTACGAAGAACGCTATCCTTTCAAAAACATGGCCAGTACGTGAAATCATCACAGAAGAAAATCTATTCAAATTCTGATGACAAATTCTGCTAACGGCGTTCACAGCTACGATAGCACCAGTACGGGCTCACTGATTCATTTCTTTAATAGAAATGTCAGTGAGTATCCTACTGAGCAAGGTGTCAAGTTTGACTTAGTGCCAGTCACTCAGCAAAAAGACTTGATGATTAACGCCGCTCGTCTCCATGCTCAGCAGGAGTACAATAGAATCATGGATCTTGTAGCTGTATTACAAAAGCAAGCTCAGGATATCAAGCATCGTTTAGATATCACTGACCAAGTTCATGCCGCGAAATATGATTTCAAGTTGTATCCTGGCAATAAATACTGGCTCTTGTACGACACTAAGATTAGTGGCACAAGGTTGGCAATACATGGACCAAATGATTGGTTCACCGGTAAGCCAGAAAGTTACGAGTACATTACACAAGTGCAATGGCTAGGTGACTATACATGGATAGAGGTTAAAGAAGATGTTTGAAAAATTAAAAGGATTGTTCAGTAAGAAACCTGAACTAAAACAGGAAGCACCTAAAAAGCGTGAGCGTAAGCAACCTGAACTAAGTGAGAAAGATAAAGCCACTCAAGCGGGTGAGCCTTATATCTCCATCACTAAGGTAGAAGTTGATCCTAACAATATCAACAACGGCGCATTTGAGCTAGACTGGAACGAAAAGTTCGTAGCTAATCTAGTTCGTGCTGGATATCAGGCCAAGCCCAACGAAGAGGATAACGTCATCGTGGACAGATGGTTCCAAACCGTTTGTCGTAATATCGCCCTAGAAGTCTACGAACAGCAGATGGCAGACCCTACGAATCGTGGTGATGCCGACGTTCGACCAGCTCCTAGGCGTGTCGATCTAGGAAATGGAAGAAGTGAAGTCAGCTAAACAGTTGACACTGCCTAGATATCCTGCTATAATATACATATATTATTCAGGATATTCATGAAATACATTCTCATTGACTCTGCCAATATGTTCTTCAAGTCACGCTACATTGCATCACGCATGAGTAGCGATGAAGAAAAAGTTGGTATGTCTCTACATCTAACATTCAACTCTGTTCAGAGTGTTATTCGCCGCTTTGCTGGTAGTGATGATTGTCATGTAGTCTTCTGTACGGAAGGTCGATCATGGCGTAAAGACTTCTATACCCCATACAAAGCGAATCGTGCCGCTAAACGTGCATCACTGACTGATGCTGAAATCGAACTCGATACTATGTTCTGGGAAACATACGAGGGCCTCATCGATTACTTGACAAACAAGACTAATGTATCTGTCCTACGTTGTCCTACCGCAGAAGCAGACGACCTCATTGCACGTTTCATTCATCTACACCCAGACGATGAACACTACATCATCAGTTCAGACACGGACTTCGTCCAGTTAATCGCACCTAACGTCAAACAATTCAACGGCGTCAATGACCAGTTCATCACGCTAGAAGGCTATTTTGATTACAAAGGTAACCCAGTCAAAGATAGCAAGACTAAAGAACCGAAGACTGTTGGTGATCCACAGTGGCTGTTGTTCGAGAAGTGTATTCGTGGTGATACCTCTGATAACGTATTCTCAGCTTATCCTGGTGTTCGTACTAAGTCAACCAAGAAGACTGTTGGTTTAACTGAAGCATACGCTGATAAGACTGCCAAAGGCTTCAACTGGAATAATCTAATGCTGGCTCGTTGGACCGATCACAATGGCGTGGAGCATCGTGTACTTGATGACTACAATCGCAACGTTACTCTGGTCGACTTGACCGCTCAGCCACAAGACGTTAAAGACGCTGTGGACAAATCTATCATCGAGGGTGTTCGTCGTGAGATTACACCAAACGTCGGTATTCACTTTATGAAGTATGCAGCCAAACACAATCTAGTAAAGATCAGTGAGCAAGCACAATACTTTGCTAAGTGGTTGAATCGCCCATATGAAGGAGCACTAAAATGACAAAAGAGATTTATCTAAATCCAGAAGAATTAGCTATCATTCAACGAATTATGGAAGAGAATGATATCAAGTATGCTGTCAAACTTATTTACAATGATGGTAGCGGTATCGGTAGTACACTTGATGTAGAGTTTGATACCCAGGTAAACGGTCGCGAGGCAACTATCCGTATCCCCGTTACTGGTGTGGAGAACTGGTAATGAATGCCAGAATTGAAGAACTAATTGAGGAGTCATATCATTATAGTGATATGGCACTTGATATATGGTTCAACAAAGAAAAGTTTGCTAAGTTGATTGCTAAAGAGTGTATGACTATTGCTCAGGAATTCGACGGCGCTAAACTAGGCGGCCCAGGACTCATTATTGCTATGCGTATTGAACAACACTTTGGAGTTGAAGAATGAAAGACATTGAAATTGAACAGTACTGTGACGGTTGGACAGTCAAAGTTGACGACAAGCGTTTCAGTTGGGACCATAACGATGAAGATATGGGAACTGACGGCATCAAAAAACTGTTAGAGTATCTTGGTCACAATGTTACAGTCGAGGAGTGCTACTGATGAACAAGTTTAGACCACAAGGCTTCAACGGACGATTCGTTATTCGTGAACGTAGGCGAGGCAACAGTGTTGCCAAATATCACTGGCAAACACGCATCCGTTGGTATCGTGATAGTGACCTGCATCGTAAGCACCTACTTCGTGTATTCGAACAACTACACTATCTAGGTAGTCATGCACCGGCGCCTATTCGTAAGCGTTGGTATGACACCGAAATGCGCTTTATCAATCAGCGAGTGCCAGTTAAGGCATCAATGAGATATTTAGAAACTCACTCAAGCGGGCGTTGGTTATGAAATTACTAGCCGATGATTACAATGAAGTATATGTATGGGTAGATGACTATGATGAAGATCATCAGTTATCACCTTGCTTCGATTACGAAGAGGACGCCATTCAATGGCGAGATAGAATGAAACGAGAACTTAATGGCAACTCAGGAAAATGAACACACGGATGTATTAGATCAACCTATTAAAATCGGAGATGTGGTGGCATGTGCAGACCACAACTCATTGCAAATTGGTATGGTACATAAAATTAATCCAAAGATGATAGGCGTTAAATTTCTAGGATGGCGAACTCATAAGAACAAATATCCTAAAGATATTGTTGTGATTGAGGGTCCACTAGCAACACTTTACTTACTTAAACATTCAAAATAAGGAACTGACATGATTACGATAAAAGATTTTCTAGAAGCAACAGAGTACAAGATCACTGGTGGTAGTGACTTTGGCTGGGAGTGCTACGGTCCTAACGCACGTTATTTAGACTGCGACATGGATGACGAGTACTCCATCAACTGCGTATTCGACAGCGTAGACCAAGCTATCTATGAAGTACAAGCATGGGACTATCGCAACAATCGCACGTATCGTTGGTTCGCTGATGGATGCCGCGATGCGTATCAAGAGGAAGCAACTCGACGCGGTATCGGTATGGACAATGACGTCCACGGTACTAAATTCACTGACCTAGAAGTAGCTGACGATATCCTTGAGAAGATTGTCGGCATTGTCAATGATGAAGAATATGATGACCGTGTGAAAGTACCAGTTGACTTTACTGATGAAGAACTGTTAAAATACATGAAGATTGCTCACGAGCGTGACATTACCTTCAATCAGCTAATCGAAGAGGCACTACGTGCCGCTATCGAAGAACACCAGCGAGATCCTGAAGCCATGTTAGCTCGTGCTCAACGCTGGAAGGAAGAACATGAGTAATTTAGTCGCTAAGCCCATTGTTAAGAATCAACTATGGGTTATCACTGATGGTGTGAATAAGGTCGGCAACATTGAAGCTAACAGCAATGGCTACAATGTTAAGATCGGCGCATCATCGCATACCTTCTCAACTACTAAGAGTATTGAGAAGACTGTTCACTTGGTATTTGAAAAGCCAGAAGCTAAGAAGAAAACTGTTGAGCTACCGTTTGCTCATTGGCCAACGACAGGTAAAACTTATAACAACTTCTTTGATGTGAAACGTAAGATTCACGTGTACACTAAGACGCCTGATAGCAAGTGCTACTATGTCGCTGGCTACTTCAATATCAACATCAACGGTCAACTACAGACTCAATTTTGTCCAAAGTATATTTTTATTCAACGTTATCCATTTAATGGGCCTTACAATTCTAAGAATGACGCTGAGAGTGAGCTAAATAAGCTACTATGATTTATATCAAGAAATTCATCGACAGAGTGAGTGCTCTGGATAATCGTCCAGGTAAAGACTTGATAATGCCAGCCCAAGAGGCCAAAATGCTCCGTGATGAAATAGCTAAACTAATGAGCGACAAGATTGAAACTATGGTCGCTCAAGCTCGTGTACTCCCACAATCTAATGAAGTTGTGATGAAGGGAGGCAGCTTTTAATGAGCAGGACTCCAAGTAAAGTTCTCTTAGAGATTGTCGATAAAAAGACATATAAAGTAGATCAGATTGTTGAGGCTAGTGGTATCTGGGCTGTCTATTACTGTGACCAGCCGTTCAACTTAAAGAATCAGCATTACTTAGACAGTAATGTTGTTCCTAAGTATAAGAAGACTAGTTTCAGTAACCCTGGCCACGCACGTAATTTATGCCGTAAACTCAATAAGCAATTCAACACTGATAAGTTCAGTGTAGTATTCTTGACGCAGGGCACCAAAGTCTATCCAGACTGAGATGGCTAATTTTGTAACAGACAAACGACGAATAACCGAGGCAATACTCAAAATAATTAAACCTGAGTACACTGCCTCGCAGTTAGAAGTGTGCCTGTTTAATTGGTGGAAGAATCCTAGAAGCAATGGCGGCTTGAGATTAACAGAAGTAGGCAAAGAAGCATTTGACGAAGCCCTCATTGAACACACCACTCATCCATACAGCGCGGAACCTCCTAAAGCAGACGGATTTTCTAACGCTATGATTGCTCTAGGTAAGCATATGCCTTGTCCATATTATATGTATAGTATTAAGCATATGATATATGTCAATATCTATGACAGTCGTATATCCACTATATTATTCCTCTATGAGGATGTAGTATCGTATATAAAAAGTCAGTAATGACTAATAATTTGTCAACGAAAGTATACGCTACGGCGTTAAATATATAGCAGGAGAAAAAAATGAAACGACTGTTAATTGTTCTACTAATTGGATTGTCTAGTGTGGCTCACGCTCAGCATCGCTACGGCGGTCACCACCACCACGGTGGTCACGGCGGTGGGTATAACTGGGTAGCCCCACTAATCGTTGGTGGCGTAGTTACCTATGCCCTCACACGACCACAACCTCCAGTAGTAGTTCAACAACCACCCGTTATCGTTCAAAACCCCGCACCCGTAGCACCTGTCGGCTATCACTGGGAGAATATCTTAGATGCTAACTGCTCTTGCTATCGTTTAGTACTTGTTCAAAACTAAGGAGAACTTAAATGAAACAACTTATCGCAATCGTATTATCAGTAGCCTCACTAACAGCGTTCGCCGCTGAACCAGCTAAAGCGCCAGCCGCACCAGCACCAGCAGCCTCTGCGCCAGCTAAAGCAGAAGCACCAAAATCAGATGTAAAACTTGCCAAGAAAAAGGCAGATAAGGAAGCCGAAGCTAAAGCAGCCAAGGCAGGCAACAAAAGTGAGCCTGCTAAGAATACCAAAGCAGAAGCTCCTAAGAAGTAATCCACATCGTAAGTCAATGATAGTCATGGGGGTTGACCCCATTGACTTACCAGACGACGATGACATAGCGCCGATCACTGGTAGATTCAGACTAGTCAGAGTTGACATCCGCGATGATGACACTGATGACCTATCTGACGAAATCATGGACAGACTTGCTGATATTAGAGCCAAGGCTCTAGGGAAATATCGTGAAGTTCACGGCGTAGTAGCATAAATACAGTTGAGAGTTCTGTCTAAACACTCTCACTTAAACACACATACACAGGAGAAAAATATGTTTAATCAATTCGCATTTCAAGGCGTAGACGCCATTCAATCTGCTA